CACATGGTGATGATGATACACAAGGAAAATACAAAGCTGCAATATCAAATGTCAAACAAGCTGCTGATGTAGCAGGATCTGATTGGGGAACATTTTCTTTACAAGTTAGAGAAATTGATCAATTAACTAATAAAGAGAGTGATGACACAATTGTAGAACAGTGGGATAATCTTAGCTTAGATCCAGAATCAGCAAATTACTTTGCAAGACGTATTGGTGATAGATATGTTACAATTGATTCCGATGGTAAACTTACTTATAATGGTGATTGGCCAAATATGTCAAAAATCATTTATGTAGAACCACATCCAGATGTTAAAACTGGTGGAGTAAAATCAAATGTACCATTTGGTCATGGAAAGCTTACTAATTCATTTGCAACTGCATCAATAGGTGGCAGCCAATTTGATTGCCCTCCAGCATCTTTTACAATAACACAGCAAAATGGTAATACAGGAGAATTTGATACCACAGCTTTTTATGGTTTTGATTTCTCTTCAGCAGATAATAGAACTTATCTTGCACCAGTAGACACAGCAGCTAAATCATATACTAACGTGACTTTTAGTCTTAGTGACATGTTTGGCCATGCTGATGCAAAGGCAGCTGATTTTGGTGGATCTGCAACATTTGCTACTGGAGCACAGAACCTTGCACTAGGAACATCTAACGTTTCTCAGCATAAGTTTACTGTACCATTTCAAGGTGGTTTTGATGGGTCAAACCCAGCAGACACAAAGAATACAGCAGGAGACATTTCCGGAGTAAATCAACAAGGATTTGATTGTTCAACTTCGACAGCAAGTGGATCTATGGCATATAAGATGGCAATTAATGCTGTAAGCAATCAGGATGAGTTTGATATTAATCTACTCGCTACACCTGGTTTAATCTACACACTACATCCTAATCCAATTAATCATGGTATGGATATGGTTAAAAGTAGAGGCGATGCATTTTACATATTTGATAACTCTGCATGGGGTGATGGAATATCTGCATGTACTAACGCAGTTCAGACATTAGATACAAATTATGCAGCAACTTATTACCCGTGGGTTAAGGTACTTGATGATAGCATCAATCTACCAACCTGGGTTCCACCTTCAGTAGTAATACCGGGTGTGTATGCTCAAAATGATAGAGTAGCACATGAATGGTTTGCTCCTGCAGGTCTTAATCGTGGTGGCTTATCTAATGTTTTAGAAGCAAAAACAAGACTAACACATGCTGAAAGAGATATTCTCTATGAAGGACGTGTTAATCCAATTGCATCATTCCCGGGACAGGGAGTTGTAGTTTTTGGTCAGAAAACATTACAAGCTAAGCCTTCAGCACTTGATCGTATTAATGTACGTAGAATGTTAATTAGGATTAAGAAGTTTATTGCTAGTTCTTCTCGCTACTTATTGTTTGAAAACAATACAGTTGCTACGAGGAATCGCTTCTTAAACATTGTAAATCCTTATTTGGATTCAGTACAATCTAATCAAGGACTAACTTCGTTTAGAGTTGTTATGGATGACAGTAACAATACACCAGACGTTATCGATCGTAATCAGTTGGTTGGTCAGATTTATCTGCAACCTGCACGCTCGGTTGAATTTATTGTATTGGACTTCGTTGTTCAACCAACAGGAGCTAGCTTCCCAGCATAAGCTGAGATCTAAAAATACTTAAAAGCCCAGATTAACTTCTGGGCTTTTTTGTTTTCCTATGTATTTTTTTCTTGTTTAATGATATTTATTATAGATAAAATTGTAACAGGAGAACTAGAATGCCACAATTGATTGATCCTAATGACGTAATGTTTACGCAATTCGAACCAAAGGTTCAGAATCGCTTTATCATGTACATCGAGGGCATTCCAGCTTACACTATTAAGGCCGCAAGTCGTCCAAGTATCGAGTTTGAAGAAGTTGTACTTGATCACATAAACGTAAAGCGGTACATAAAAGGTAAGGGGGAATGGCAAACCATTGATATAACTATGTATGATCCAATTGTACCTTCCGCAGCACAAGCTGTTATGGAATGGATACGATTATCTCACGAATCAGTAACTGGTCGTGATGGATATTCAGATTTTTATAAGAAAAATATTACATTTAATCTACTGGGACCAGTAGGAGACATAATAGAGGAATGGCAACTTGTCGGTGCCTATATTCAATCTGCTACTTTTGGTGACTTAGATTGGGCAACATCCGATCCAGTAGAAATGACTTGCACGCTTAGATACGATTACGCAATACTGCAATTCTAAAATTTCAAACATCATCAGATACATTTGTGGCATTCTGTCTTTGATGATAAAAAATAACAGTTGTAACTAGAATAAACAATAAGGAGTTATAATGGCTGAAAAACAACAGGGTTTCCCTACAGAAGTAGTGGATTTACCTAGTAAGGGTTTATTGTATCCAGAGGGTCATGTACTTAGTGGTGGAACAATAGAAATTAAATACATGACTGCAAAGGAAGAAGACATTCTTACTTCACAAAACTTGATACAAAAAGGAGTTGTGTTAGACGAGCTTCTTAAGTCTCTTATTGCTTCTAAAGTAACATTAGATGAGATTATGATAGGCGATAAAAATGCAATAATGGTTGCATCAAGAATTTTTGGTTACGGAAAGACATACAGCGTTGATACTATATGTCCTGAGTGTGGTGAAACTGAGAAAGATTGTGAATATGATTTGACAACGTTTGATCATAAAGAAGTTGATGAGAAATATTTTAAGAATCAAAATGTATTTGAATATGAACTAGACCAGTCTAAAAGAAAAATAGAGTTTAAATTTATGACTCATAAAGATGAAGCGGATGCTAGTAGAGATATTGCAAAGATGAAGAAAACTATGGGTGGCCGTACAAAAGAAGTTACTACAAGACTAAGAAAACAAATAATTTCTGTTGATGGTAATAAAGAAGCAGCATATATTAATAATTTTATAGAGAATGAATTTTTTGCTATGGATTCTAGGGCTTATAGAGAACATTATGCAAGTCATATGCCAGATATAGATTTTACAACAGTATTCAACTGTGGTTTCTGTGGTGAAGTTTCTGAACTAGAATTACCAATAGCAACAAATTTCTTCTGGCCCTCCCGGTAACCCCCGAATACCGGCCCATTGTACATGAGGGCATATTTAATCTAATTTATTTTAGTGAGGGCGGATTTACATTTAATGATGTATACAATATGCCCATATACTTGCGAAAATTTTACACCAACAAGCTTGTTAAACAAAAGAAATCTGAACAAGAGAAAATAGATAAGGCATCAAAGCGAAAGCGATAAAAACCTTTTTTCCAAATATTTATCAATAGAACACTATTAACTCTCAGGAGATAGACAATGTCTAAAAAAATTGATGAATCATTCTTAAAAGCCTTTGCAGGAAATATGGCAGCTTATGTTGCAGGAAGAGCATTGGCAGCAAACAGCGATAAAATTAAACAAGCACTCGGAATAGACTCACAAGAGTTTGATGATGTAGATGATGAGATAGAAGCAGTAAAACAAGCAGAAGAAGAATTACGAAAAGCATTAGAACAAAGGTTGCAAGGATTACCCCCCGATAGACAAAAGAGAGTATTAGATAGAGCTAAAAGACTAAAGGGAATAAAATAATATTATGCCGCAGGGTGATCAAAAAGACTTAAAAGCACGTGTTGCGCTAAAAGAGAAGATACTTAAACTAACTAAAGATCTTCAAAAAGCTGAGGCTGATATAGCAAAGTCTATAGAAACTCAGGGCAAGGCATCGGATGATCTTGTCGCAAAACATGAAGCTGCAAAGAAGGTGCTAAATAAAGCACAAAAAGATTTTACTAAAGATTCTAAAAAAGCAGAAAAAGCCACAAAAGGTAATGCAAAGGCAGCTGAGGAGTGGGCTGATGCAATGGTGGATAAAGTTGGTAAAGCTCAACAAGAAGCTATAAAACAGGGTAAAAAGTTATCTGATAATTTTGTGGATGCTACTTCCCAGGTGTCAGATATGGGACAAGCACTAATAGCAGCCACAGATGATAAAGCAACAGCAAAGATACTTAATGATTTTGTTGGATGGGGGCTGGAGCTCGAAAAGGTTAATCAGGGATTAGAAGAAATGTCTGGTGATCAAATGGAAAAAATCCAGAAGAAGCAATTGGCAGCTTTAAAATCTCTACATAAGGGTAACAAATTATTAAAAGATGATATGAAGGTTTTAGGAAAAATGTTTAAACCGGCAGATAAAGTTCAAAAAGCACAGACCGCAGCTACAAAAGCTGGAGGAGAATATTCTAAACATTTAACTACTGCTAAAGGCAGAGCAAACATGTTAGCAGTTGCAATTGCTGCAGTTGGTGCCGCTTTGCAAGAAGTTGCATCAACAGCTGTCAAATTCCAAAATTCTTTAGGAACTTCTTCTAAAACCTCGATACAGATGGCATTTAGTTGGAACAAAATATTTCAAAAGTTAATTGGCATTGGTGAACCCTTGTCAGACGCAAGAATGCAATTATCTCTTGCTGCGAGTGATATTACTATGATGGAAGAAAAAGGCAAGCAATTAGCACGAAATATGACATGGGTTGCAAGAGAGACTGGTGCATCAGCAAAAACTTTAGCAGAAATGCAAGAAACATTAATGTTAACAACAGACCTCTCTAGAGAGCAAGCTGGTTTAATGATTATGGGTCTTGAGGGATTTGTTAGAGAAGCTGGTGGTATACCAGCAGAGGTATTTGCTGATATTGCTTCTAGTGGAGAGGAACTTGCTAAGTGGACAAATGGTTCTGCAGACGCAATAGCAAGAGCAGCGACAATGGCAAATAAACTAGGAATTAACTTAAAGACAGCTGGCTCTATGGCAGATTCACTTCTCAATCTTGAGTCATCAATAGCAGCTGAATTTGAAGCATCTGTATTAATTGGAAGAGAGTTAAATTTAGATAAGGCACGTACATTAGCATTAAATAATGATTTAGAAGGTGTAATGAAAGAGATCGTTTCACAAGTAGGTAGTGAAGCTGAATTTCAAGCAATGAATGCTATTGAACGACAATCTCTTGCAGCAGCTGTTGGAGTGAGTACAGAGGATTTATCTAAAATGATTGGTTACGGTGCTGACGGCGGAGGAGAAGTAGATCCCAATTTAAAGATTGCAAAACAAAGCAACAAGGGTATTTGGGAGATAGTAACACAACTTACTCCTGGCTCTTTAGGAAAAATAATAAGTTGGGGCGTAAAGGGTTTGTTAACAGTTCTAGGCTGGAAGACTATGAAAATGGGAGTAATG